ATGTCGCTATCTAATGGCATTGTCCTACTCCTGTGGGGATTACAGGTTGTTGACCTGTGTTACGGTACAAATGATTGAGGGAGTCGCCGGCCATACGCTTGTGGCGGTGGCCGCTAAAACTACAACGTTAGGGTCATCTGCCGCCCACATTAATTCTACATAATGCGTGGGTTCTAGCTGGATAACAAAATTCCATGCCGCAACTTGACGCGCCGCAGTGCCTTGTAGTGTCAATGTGGTGGTGGTGTTTGGCACGTTCGTGCCGTTTTTGCGTAGCCAGATATAAACATCGGCTGCGCCGCCTGACGCTTTATCTAACTGCGCTGAAAATTGCACGTTGTAGACGCCTTGGTTGTCTACCACTAACCGCGAAGAAGGCGAACCGATAGACACGCCGTTACTGCTGTCTGTCGTGTCAAATGTCATCGCGTATGCCGTATTGATACTTACAATGGTTTGTGTGGTGGTGTCTGAAAATGCGCCGTAGTGAAGAATTGGCACAGAGCGGCCAAACGCCTGCAGTTCTTCCCACAACGTATTGGTCACGGCATAAAACATGGCCGAGCAAGTACTGTTTATGGTTCCAAAACCCGCCGTATTAATTGTGCTGTTTGTATCATACGGGTAAACCGTCAGTGGATTTGCGCCACCATTTCGCACAATGATGGTTTCGCCCGCTTCCGTTGGCGGCAATTTGACGCCAGCGCCTACGCCGGTCGTTGTGACATTGTTATAAACATAACTAATTTGCGTGGCATCGCCTGCTGACGTGCCAGCGGCGGTCACACTTGCGTTACCATCGCCGCATATTGCGATGGTGGACAGGCTGTTAACGCCTGATCCTAATACGCGAGAAGGAATGGCCATTATGCTGCCTGCGCCCGCTCACCACGAACGCGCATAATTTCAGCAATCAACCCTGGGCCTTTAACGTCTACCGTTATATCGCCCATCACGTCAAATAACTTTTGGAATTCGTTAGCCTGTTGGGCCATCGCCATATTACAGTTGAACTTTTTGCCGCTTGGGCCACCTACCCAAATGTCAATGGCAGGGCCGGTATGCTCGCCCGTGAAACGTTTTAATCCATCCGCTCGATTGCAACTGTCATAGCCATACATCACAAAGTTGCGAAAGCCGAGCAAATAGCCAATGTTGATAGCGCGCAGTCCCGAGGTCGTCCCACCGCCCACAGCAAGTTTGCCAGGCCCAACGGCTTGCATTTCAGGGCCATCTGCCCATGAATGCCACAACCAAACATTTTTACCCTTTAAATAGTCAAACGTCACCGCAGGGCAACGCGATGCCACCATGTACACCGTGCGTGCATTGGCTTTTTGAATGCCGCTAGTGCGATCACGCGGGTCAAGGTTGACCCACATATCCGGCTCAACGCCGTTATCACATAAAAAATCGTGCGCTGCTTTGATTGCCACAATCGGCAAACCTGCGCGACGGTGCGCCTTGATGTCATCAATAAAGTCAGGCATTGACCACCCGCTTGCCACTAGCACCATCGTGCCGTTGTGCTTAATCGGAACGGGCGTTAATTCTGGTAGACCACGGGCAAGCGCCGAGCGGATGTTGGTGCATAACTCCTCATCCGTTCCCGCCGCCTGCACCGTGATCTCCAGAGGGTGCATCGTTAAGACCCGACAACGCCCGTGGCGATGTGCGGATAGCCCGCAATGCAGGTGACCGCAGAGGCCGAAGCCGCCGAGGTCGTGGCCACAAGGCCCGCCACCAAACCGCCGCTTACGGTCGCGTCATCCAAGACGCCGCCCGTTGCGGTGGTAAACAGCGGTACCGACGGCTCGCAGGCCGTGGCAACGCTGACACGCGGTTTGCCGCCCAACTGCACCCAGCCGTAATAGCCCGAGGCAATGGACACTTGAGCAAAGCCAACTGCCTTGCTCGCCGCTGCGTTGGTGGTGGTCAACGGCACAACCGTATCGTTTACGAGAACGGAAACCGCCGCGTAAGCCGCTACAGCCGAAGCCGCCTGTACATACACCGCCTGACCGCCATCGTCCAAGTTCACGGTCGTGCCGAGATTAAACTGTGCGGTGTCGTCGGTGAAGCCGAGTGCCACGCCAATGACGTTAGATGTTGAAATTGCCATTTTCGTGTACTCCGTTAAGCAATCAAAACGCCCTGGAACTGACTACCCGAGCAGGTCAAGTTGCCTGCCCAGCCAATCAATTTCACGATGGCGTCTTGGTTGACCGCCTGCCGCTCGCCGCCAATCGGCACAAAGTTACGATCTTTGTGTGGACGGAAATGCAGGTACTTGGTGTTGAGGAACCACATGTGGTTGGCGTTGCCTGACCCGCTGTTGTAGGTCGAGGAACCGATACCACCGTCCAACACCACGTCGGAGGCCATACCGGCACCGTAGTACTTCAGCGAGGCAAAGCCCGCGCCTGCGAGGCCCGAACCACTCTCGGTGATACGCTGAATCGCCTGAAGCGATTGCAGGTAAAAACGATAGTAGTTGTTGTCAGCCACGATTAGGTCAGGCTTGTCGGTGCCACGCACCAACTGCACTGCCAAGGCATCCATGTAGCCCTGAATGGTCGTGTTTGACACAGCACCCGCACCACCGCCATCAGCGGCAGCCGAGAACTTCTTGCTCTGCCAGAACGTCCACACAGCGCGATTGATGCCGCCGTAGGTTCCCGTAGTCGGGTCATCCGGCACTGCCGCAGCAAGACCCGTAAGGTTCTTACCCGCATTGCCCGTGCCGTCGCCGTACAGGTCACCGCTGATGCGGTTCGCTAACTGCGCTTCAGCCACCGACATACGACCATCAAGCAGGTCAATAATGGCCTCCTTGCCCGAGTTCTGGATCATCTCCAGACCCGAAATGGTCACCGCACTGGCGTACTGCGTAATGCTGAACTGGGCAGCCGAAATGGGGCTGTTCTGTCCCACGTTCAACACCTCGTAGCCGCTGTACGAGTTGGTGTTGTTGGTTGAGTCATCGTTGTACATGATTTCTTGCAAAATCACGTTACCGCCCGAAAACGTTTTCACGTTCCCGCGCTCCTTCAAGCGACGAAGCAACGCATTGTTGTTCGTCACGTTATCAGCAAGCTCACCGCTACGGCTCTGGATCGTAGTAGCGATGATGTCGCTGATACTAGAGTTGGCCCATGCCATGTTTTTACTCCTTGATCAGTTAATTAAAAACGCTCCTCGATTTCGGCAAATGCCTCTTCGAGTAACGCACGACGGTCGCCGCTCTTGGGAGCCGTGTTTACGCCGGGTGTGGCGCTTCTGACACTCACCGCTGCTGCGCGTGCAGTTTTGGCTGCACGGTTTTGCTCTTTCGCCTGTTTGCTCGCCGCTTCAGCCTGTTGGGCTTTTTGCACCGACTCAAACAAGTTGAGATCGAGTCTGATGGCCTTGTCATACGCTTCGTCCAGCGTCTGCGCGATTCCGCTCTGTAGAAGCTGGATCATCGCAGGGCGGGCTTCTTCAAAATGCTCGGCCTTCAAACTAAATTGGTTAATCTCGTTTAGCAGGGTCTGATTTTCTACCATTTCCTGCTGCTGTTTCCAGCCCATGACTTCGCCACGGACTTTATTCAATTCGTTCTGTAATTGCCATACAAGCGGATCAACGCCCTGTTGTGGCGCTGCGCCTTGCGGAGCGGGCTGCTCCTGCATCGCACCCAAGTTAATGCCATACGACTGCGCTAGCTGCATAAAGTATTGCGCTTTTGCTTGCGGATCGCTGTTGCGGAGCTTGTGGTCGGCCTCCATCAGCGCCGCCACGGCTTTATCTGGCGTTAACCCTAACCCTTGGATGGTCGTCATGTAAGGCTCTATGGCCTCTTGCATCGCATCCGCAAATTGCGCCTTTGACATGACCGATTCGACGCCCTCGCGCATCTGTTGCTCGCGCTGCCAGGCGTACTCCTGCATCTTTGGGTCAGCCTTTGCCCAAACTTCGTGATAATCCTTTTTCCACGACGCAGGGGGCCGACGCCAAACAGGCGGCTCGGCTTCGGGTTCGGCCTCGGGTGCTTCTTCTTTCGCCGCTTTCGGCGCAAAGCGACCCTTTTCATCGCGTCCAATGTTCTCAATCGGCTCACCGCGCTCGGCGGCCTCTAATCCCGCCTCCAACATCTCTCGGCGGTCAATGACTTCAGCCTGTGGGGCGTCGTCTCGTTCTTGCTGCTCGTCCACGTTACCGGCTCCTGTGGGGATGGGTGAAATTGGCGTGCTGGCGCAACTCGCGGATGAGGCGGTCGGCCTGATCGTTGGTCATTCGGGTGTTGACCATGTGTTTAATGCGTTCTAGCCGCGTGTTCTTTTCAGGCTCGCGGCGAATGTGCTTGCTGGGATCGTCGTTGCCCACTTCCTCGCAACCGTTTGCCTTTAAATGCCTGCGGTGCTGCGAGCGTGACGTAATCATCGACCCATCAATCATGCTCTTGTAGGGCGTGATATCGCCTTGAACGTAGTGATAGCGACCCTTCGCATCCTTGCGCCGTTCCACTAACTCGCCGTCCATGTAGACGTAGGTGCGTTTCATTGGGATAGCGGTGGCTCGGGTAGGGTTTTACCCATCTGCGCGATGATGAGCTTGGTTTGTGCGTCCAAATCCGCTTTGTATTTGGCGGCGGCTTGATTGGCCTGTATTTCGGCAGCCTTCAGCCGTGCCTCGAAGTCTAGCTTTTGCTGCTCCATCGCCAATTTGGCTTGGTTACGCATCTGCTCCATCTGCATCTGATGCTGCATCTCGGCTTGCTTAAGTGCCGATTGCATCTGCATCTTACTTTGCTCCATCTGACCCTTGGCCTGCATCTCGGCTTGCTTGCCCTGCTCCTCGCCATCTGGCCCACGTTGCGCGGCAGCCTGCGCGAGTTGTTGCAGCGTGGCATCCAGCTGCCCTTCAATGGGTCGGGCCGCCTTAAACGCCTGCATACCAAAGCGCAGTAGTTCCATCATCATCGGCACCATCTCGGGTGACGCCTGACCGACCGGCAATGCTTGCGCCAAGAAGCCCCCGAACGCTTGCAGGAACTGCAACCGATCCTGCTTCATCTGGTTCTCATCCAGCAGCACCAAACTGTCAGCGGCAATGTCTACGCGGAAATTGCGTAGTGGCTTGTCTTTCAGCAACTCTAGCGCCTGCGGAATCAACTGCTGGTCAGCGGGCGTCATCTGTTGCGCGGCGGCATACGCCAAGATCGTCTCGGGCTGAAAGTGCATGCACATCACTTGCGCTTTCAGCCGAATTAACTCTGATGCGAATAGCGCCACATCTTCTTGCAGCGACCGCAACCTTAATCCTGCGTATTGCCCTTTGATTTGCTGCGCCGTCGCGGTTTCCGACGCCGCTGTCGTGCCTCGGATGATGTCGCTGATGCCCGTGATTTCGTAAATCTGGGATTTGATGTCCTCTCTGGCTCGGTAACACTGCAAGAGTGCGTTTGCAAGACTGTCAAGCGGTAGGAGATCAATGCTGCCTTTAAGGCCGCCCTTCTCACTGAAAGCCATCCACTTATCCACGGGTATAAGTGCATTGTTGTCCCCTTCGGTCATCAATCGTTGTAGCGCGGGCTGGCTCGCGTCATACACACCGCGCACCCGCAGCGCCTTGACTAGCCCATCAATTCTGTCTGACAGGATATCCAACTCCATCGCCTGATCTTGATAGAGAATAAAATCAGGCACCGGCACCAACGTGTCGCTGGTCGTCGTCGCGTACAGCGGTTTGGGACACGGGAAAAAACCCTCAAGGCCGAGCGGGTCATCGCGCACATCAATGATCTGTGGCATGCCCTTACAAAACCAATAAACCTTCTGCGTTTCCTTATCCCAAAGCTCGCAGATTTTGGCGCGGTTATAGGTACGCTTTGCGTCATTGTAAGCGTTGAGCGGCTCTGGCCCTTGGTCGAGCGGTATCTTGCGCGCCATCTCCTCGCCAAAACGCTCTACCAGCGCCTCGCGGGTCATGTACACCCAGCGCCATACTTGCGCCACCTCGTCCCATGTGCGCGCCTGTGAATGCCCAAAATCGCGCCAATGCACATAATCAGTTGGCGCGCATTCGTACTCAATGCGTTCCATGCCCTCGGGTGAGCTTTCGCCCTGCTCAATCGCAGACGTGATGCTGAAACCGTCATCGCCTAGCCCAATGGGGGCGACATGCGGCTCATAACGCACCCATGCTGTGCCGCGACCGCCCAAAAAACGATCCTCTACGGCATAGGCCATCGTGTTACGAAAGTCAGGGTAATGCTCAATCTCAAAGTCAATAGCCCGCTCTAGCAGTTGTCCTGCCACGCGGCCTACGGGGTCGTTGTCGCCAAAGCGGCGGCTGATGTCGGCCTTTGGCAGTTTGGCGTAGACGGCAGGTTTTAGCGTCTGCACGTTTGACCACAACACATTGAACCTTGCCGCCTCGTTACCGCCCTGCCCACGGCTATCGTCGCGGTAACGCTTAATAATCTTCTTCGTGCGCGCCTGCCATTTGGCGTACTCGTTGTCGTACTGCGCGACGGTCTTGAGGTACTTCTCTAGCTCGCGGCTCATTGGCTCATCCATTACGCATTCCCCTTGGCCGTTTTCGCTGACTCCTGAAACGCCTCTGCCGTCGGCGCCCCTGGCTCACCTGGCTTACGGGTACGCTCCACAGGGCGACCCTCACGACGTTGCCGCGCCTGTCGCTCCTGCTTCGCCAGAATGTTGGCGTAGAGTCCAGGTTTCCTATGCGTAGTCACTAAATAAGCCCACCACCGTCATGGACGCATTCTGGCTGCATTCGGCAGTAATCGCGCCGCTTGTGGCCACGTTCAATTCCACGCTGTAACTGCCGATAGGCTGCGTGGCGGGAATGGCAACAAGTGTCGTGCTGCCATCTTTTAAAGTCGCAGTTGCTTCCGTGTTAGCTGCAACGTTCACCACCACGCGATGAATGAATGCGCCTGCGGCTCCAAACGACGTGCTAGACGTTGCCCCCACGGCAACGTAGTTATACCGATTGACATTCGCAATGCTCATATCCTTGCTCTCCTGCTAACGGTGCGGTCGTGAACCTGCCACATGTCGTTTAGGGTCACGGTGTTTTCTGGCCCCACCATCAGCGGTTTAATTTCAGGCGCTGGGGGCTTGTCAGCGACTTCAGACCATGATACCGCAACCATGCGAAAAGCGTCAGCGGGGTGCGATGTCCAATCGTGCTTTGGGGATTGCCTGAACGCTTTTTTATCTTCGTCGTATTCACGTTGATATTGACGTAACGCCTCAATGCCATCGCGGCAGCGTTCTGCATCAAACCACACACGCGGCAACATTAGGCGGGCAGCCTGTATCCCGCTCTGCACGCCAATGTCAGGCACCACCGCGAGCTTGGCAATGTCTAGGTGACTCGCTAGCTGCTCGATGACGCTGCGACCTGTCTGCAAGCTCTTTGCCCGAGCGTCGTGCGGTAGGTAATGCTTCGCATAGGTATACGGCTTCTGCAATACGGCGCTTGCAATGTCGTGGATGTCGGCACCGCTCACGGCATAGAAATCAATCACGCGAATCTCGCCACGCGCCACTTGATAAAACCAGATCGCGGTGTCATCGCGGTAACCCAAATCCCAACCCGTGAACGTCGGCAAGTTGGGGTCGTATGGCACATTCGTAATACGCCCTTGGTCTTCCGCTTCACGCATTTCTCGTCCCCAAAAAGCACCGAGGATCGCAGCCTGAAAGCTGCATTCATATTCCTGCAAGTACTGATCCTCGGCCAATTGCGCCTTGGCAGCGGCTAGCTCGGTCGCTGGGAGAATTCCGCTCGTTGAAGCGGGAAGGCGCAGCAGGAACCACTCGTCGGGGATTCGAGTGGCAATCTCATAAATTTCCCAAAACTGATTCTTGCCCTTGGGCGTTCCGCCGAACACGCCCCACCCCTGTTTATCAGACAACGCTGGGCGAATAACGTTTCCAAACACGCTCGGCTTAAAGTCACCGTATTCGTCCATGTAGACGCCCGAGAAGCCAAGGCCGCGCATCGCGTCGGCATTGTCGGCACCGTACAAACGTATCTGGCTGCCGTTCACCAGCGTCAGCGTCAGTTCTTGCTCGTTAATGCTGGTCAAGATCGGTTGGGCAAACTCTTTAAAGTATTGCCACGCCACGGCTTTTGCTTGCGAGCGATATGGGGCGATGTAGGCAAATAGCCCACGCTCGCCCTGATAGGTAATCGCTGCTCGAATCATGTCGTTCACGGCGGCCACCGTCTTGCCTGCGCGACGATGGGCGACCAGGCATGCCCAGCGCTGTGTGCGCTCATGGAAGGGCATGAACGCCTTACGTGGGCGGTAGGGCAGGATTATTCGGGAGCCATCCATTGCACTTGCATTTTAATCGGCTTGCCGTCGCTGCCCGTGTGTTCCTGCCGAGCAAGCTTTGGAACGTGGTACTCCAGCAGGGTGCTAAAGCAATCAAACGCAGCTTGCGGCCCCCTCTCCTCTGCGATCTGATCTAGCCACCCTTGTAAGCGGTCAGCGTTGCCGTCAACAAACGCTGCAATCGCCTCTCTGGCGGCCAGAGTCGCTTTGTTAGGCGTTCCCGCCTGCCTGCCTCCTGTTTTCTTTCCTCTCGCCATCTGTCTTGCTCTACTTTAGATCATTAGTGAAACAATATCACTCCCGCGATAGGATTTTGACCTTCTTTTCCTCGCCCGGAAACACCACAAAGTTGCGGGTGCCGCCGCCACCTTGGCCTCGGCTACCTGCGTCTAGGTATTGCATACCGGGTATTCCTGCCGCACGCAACCGTTGCGCTGCTTGCTCGCCGCCGCCTAGTGTGTTGTATAAGTCAGCGCCACCCCCGCCACGAATGCCCGCACCCGGAGCAGCAGAGCCGCTCATCATTGACATAATCCAATCTTGGTCTGTGGTGCGCGGATTGTACTTGCGGATAACATCATAAATTGCGTTGTGATCGGCATTGGGGTTGTCTGCATCCAATTGCTTGAATAATTTAAACGCTTCATCGCCGGTATTTGGTTTTGCCCCGACCGCCATATCCTCGGCTAATTTCCTACTTTTTGGCGATAGTTGTGCTGTATACGCTTTCCATTCGTCATCAGAATTCAGCAATGCGCGCAAAACCTTGGGCTGCTCACTCAACGGCTTATCCCAATCCAGCATCCGATCTACCATTTCGTCGGGTAGGTCGGCGGTGTAAAGCGCGCCTTTGTCAGCGTGGCTAATTTCTTTTTGCAACTGTTTGAACAATTTTTCGCGTTCACTTCCCGGCTTAAATTGTTTCGGAACTTTGCCTTCTGGCCTAATTAAACCCGTCACCATGTCATCCATAACGTAATCCGCGACCAACGATGGTCGGGCAACGTCATCCAAATAACCGGGGTATTGAGCGTTTACCAAGTCTTGAATTTCTTGCCGAGTCAAGTTGGTTTTATCACCAAATCTAAAACCGCGTTCAGACGCTAACGCTGTTTGGTAACTTTTAGCCACATCTGGGCTTTCGGCAAAGTAAATCCCATGCCCATACGCCTGTGCGCCTTCACCCGTACCAATCTTACTAGCGTCGAACTCCTCAAAGCGGTGCGGGCTACCGTGATAAACGTCAATTTCCTGCATGACGGGCGTTTTGCGAAAACGAACGGGGTTCACCATTTCGCCAATGACTTCACCCGCACCCAGCGGGCCGCTCATCGCTTTGTCAGCGGTGTAGCGCAGTGCGTCAGCAATCAGCGAGGGATCGCGCACAACGCCTTTAACGGTTTCATAAGTTCCTTTCACCGTGCCGATTGGGTCGGTTAGCAACGCTTTGCCGCCTTCCAAAATGTTAACGCCTGCCTGCCCAAGCCCTGACGACAAGTTTTCTAGGTCGCTGCGTAGGCTTCGGCGTGGCTCGGTCGTTGGCGCAGAATCGTCAATGACCGGCACCGACTCCATCATGCGGCGTCGGCGTTCTTCCTCGTAGGCAAGGGCGGCAGCTAAACGTTGACGGTCAGCGGCCATCAGGCTTTGTTCCTGCTGCTAATGGCTTTGGCCTTGGCTCGGGCGTCCTCCTTGCTTGAGGCTCCCCACGCCCTCAACGCAAGGGCTAGGCGTGTAGGCTTACCGTCTTTTGCCATCGGCCCTGGCATATTGCCCATGCGAGCGAGAAAAGAGGCTCGGCGTGGGTTGTCGCCTGATTTAACCGGCGGCTTTAGCGTCCCGCCTGTCTCGGCCTTATAACTAGCGCGACCCTTGGCGTTGAGGCCGCCCTTTGGGTTTTTGCCCTCGCTACGCGTCCACGCGGCTGTCACTTAAACCGCTCCAATTTGTAGAGCAACGCAGCAATCTCGCCTACGATCTCGTCCACAATGTTCTGTAAGTCGGTGTCTTTTGGCAGATCGCCTCGAATGCCCTTCACAAACGTCAACAAGCTGTCGGCATATTTCGCCGCGTCCTTTTGTACTTTAAAGCCATCAGGGTAATCGTCTAGTGGAATGATGCCGTGATGCCCCTGATACGCCTCGGCGTACTTGTCGGCCAAATCCACAATGTTTTCGTAGTAATGCCCAAGTGCCTTATGCGCCGCGTAACTTGCGGTCTGCAAATGCAAAAAATGCGCGGCAGTGCTGCTATGTAGCAATACGCCTATAAATTCGGCGGCGTCCTTGTGACTCATTGCGGCGTCAACCTTAAGTTTGGCAAGATGATTGCAGTCGTAGCATCACCCGAAACATAGCGTCCTGTCAATCAGGTCACCGACGACCGAACCCCTGATGCCTAGCGCTGCTTCACAATTGCTTTCCATTTAAGAACTTGTTCTTTCGTTGCTTCCGTGACGTGACGGTGGCATTTGCAAATCCTCACAGCATCTAATTCAAAGTTTGTTTTGTTAGGCGATAGGTGTTGCATCCAATCAGCAATCAACCAGATCGCAAAATTTTCTGCCGTTGGCGGTACTGGCATTAGATCATTTAGCAACTTGCCTTCGAGCTGCATAACCCGTTCGCCAAATGAATCATCAATCTCTTTTTCATCGCGAGTAAATCCGTGCCAAGGACTAAATTCCCAGTGATTGAATATCAGGGTGATGCGCCATTCGTGTTCGTGAATCTGCGCTGAATCAGGATGCTTACTTACACCAGACAAATGATGCGATGCATTAACGATATAAGTGCATTCTTTCCGGGCTTTAGGCCAGTTCATATCAAATCCTGCTGCTTCACTTCGCCTTGGATGACGCTCAATACATCTTTCAGCATGTGATCATATTGGCTCAATCCTGACCCATCGATGCTGTCAGCAATACCCAGCCATTGCTCTGCTCTCGCTGATGTATTAACCCTGCCGACATGAACCCACTTATCCAAGATCTTCGCCGCTTTGCACGCTGCAAATGCTTCTTGTGAGATCTTGAATGCATCTGATCCACCGACAAACACAGCTGCAATTCGATCCCACGGGATCGTTAATTCACCAATACCGTCTTGCAACACAAGCGCGATAGGTAACTCGGCAAGCGTATATTCAAACCGCTCAAATAGCTCAAGCGTTCTTCTAGCGTCCCCAACAATATCAGGCGCACACACAAATACAGGTGGGTTTTCTCTCGCTTGCTCTACAAGCGTCATCCATTCGTTACGCTTGAATGTCTTGAAGCATCCGTTGTCCAAACCATACGGAACGCCAGCCAAAGCGTAACGGGTCAGCGGAGTGCGTAGCTGCCAAAATTCATATCCGAATTGCTCGGTTCGTTCTGCGATGTTTGCCGGCGATTTGTCCAACATAATTTTCATCGCATTACCTCCGGCCTAATCGCCAGCATCCAGCGTTCCATTAGCTCGCGCACCGTTTCTTCGGGGTCGCGGGCCACATAAAACTCGCCACGTTGTTCGAACAACGTGCGGAACATTTCTTGTGCCTCACGCAACTTGCCTTTCGGCATCTTGATTTCCACCCAGCACACCCACGGTGTACTGTCGGGCAGTGCGCGGGTCACCAATTTGTCAGGGATACCCTCGCCCGCCTTACCGTAATCAATCACCGTAAACCCCGCTTTGCGTAGCGCCTCACTGATAATTGCGTCATTACCGTCGCGTCGAGCGGCGTGTCTCATCGTTTTTTAAGCACCCAGAGCTTGTTGGTGTAGCGCATTTCCGACCACATGCCTCGGCCTGTGTCCATTATTCGCAGCAGTTCGTCAAAAAACTGCATCAGCAACGCTCGGTTGTTCGCCAAGTTCTGATTAAAGTGCTTATTAAATTTATCTCGGTACGCGTCGTTGTAGGTGCAGGACATATCTTCAACCACATAAAACCCGCCTGGTCGCACCCATTCTTGCGCTACCAGCATCGTGCCAATGATGTCCTCAACGATATGGCTGCCGTCATCGACGAATAAATCCACAACGCCGAGCGGATGCGGGTACTGGCGAACGTCCTCAATGTGAATTTGCACGTTTTCCAAATCTTGGCACAACGACGCGCATTCGGGTCGTATGTCAAACCCTTTAATCCAGCTGTTCGGTAGGTAGTTTGCCCACATGCGTAGGGAGGCACCGCACGCGACCCCCACTTCCACCACGGTCAGCGACTCCTTTCGACCCCCCAGCTCGTCGATCAGTTGGGTGTAGATGTCGGTGTAGTTGTGCTTGATTTTGCCTTTGTCCGACCCGTAGAGGTCTGCGAGGCCCGTGAGCGATATTTCCGTAAGGTCAACTTCGCCCGTTTGCGGCGTGTATTCTTGCGGCGTGACGGTATCAAGGTAACGACGAATACCTCCTCGCTCCTTGCCTCGTTGATCAATCGGATTAGCCATATTTTCCACCACGCTCTGTTACACGGCTTCAGCTTTGGCCCGATCTCGGATTCGTAT